TATGTTTTACTATATTTATACTATTTAAACCCTAGACGCTTCAATTCATTTATAGTTTTACGAGGATCAGTGTGATGAATACCAATACCACCCTTCTTTTCCCATTCATTAATATTTTTCATATAGTCATCTATCAAAATATTAGGTTTCCCCTTTGTTGTTGCATATTGTTGTTTTTGTGACCGCATGACAAGATTGATACGAGACTTAGGAAAGTTTGTGTTTTTGGCCAACCATTTAAGTTTCCCAGTTTTAGAAGTGGGGTCACGGCCGGAGGCAGCAGACAAAATATATGGATCATACTTTTCGATAAATTGATACATTCTCTTTGCGCCTGGCATCCACTCAAGATTTGCCCAGAAACCTTTTGTCTGATTGATAGCTTTCCATCTCTCTTCTTTATCAGTGCTCACAAAAGAACCACCGACTGCGGCATCAGCACCCTTCATAAAGTTACACAGAACTTGGTCCATGTCACAATAGATATCTGGCAAATCTTGTTCTGAGATTTGTCTCATTTGCATAAGTGTTTTCATAAGTATACTCTACCAGATATCAACTAACTTGTCAAGACTTAACTTTAGGATTTACCGTAACTACAGACGCATCATCCCCTGTCATTGTTTTGCCGGGTCTTGTCGGGACTGAGCGAGCTCTTTTTGTCTCAATCTTTTCACGGTCAGACATTTCCCAAACTTTTTGGATAGCGTCTTTCATACTCTGCATTTTGAACTCATGTTGTTTTTGGAAGTCCTCACCAATCTTCTCTTTGTCTTTTTCAGATGGGTCTTCTTTCCCTGTCTTTTTCTCTGCGCTAGACTTATAGTTCTTGTCAACATAATCAAAGAATTTCTTTTTCTCTTCATCTGACTTAAGGTCAGCAGGAGAGTTAATCTTAAACTTTTTCATAGCTGCAGCAAAGAACTTTTCATACTCATGCTTTTCCTCTTGAAAAGTGGACTCTTTGAGTTTCTTATTCTCTGTGCGGCGCATATCACCACCAGCAACTCTTCTCTTCTCACCAAGTTTTGTCTTATACTCGTTGAGTTTTGCTGCTTCCTTCCAAACATCTAGAATGGACGCCTCAAGTGTATTCTTTTTTGTATCTAGGTATTTTTTACCCATCCTTCTTCTCCTGTAGTTTCTTGTTCATCCGTTCTAGTGTGGATTCTTTTTTACCTTTACGTCTTTTCTTCATTAGTTTAGCCAGTTCTTTACCGGCAGGCATAGGGTCTTTCCCTCCGACATAACCAGTTTCATCAATATCCTCTTTCTTGTCTTTTTTACCTTTTGCTTTATAACCTTGTGCAAACGCAGCACGCCTCTGTGCGTCACTTGCAAACCCCTCTTTCAATGCCATCAACAAGTCTCTGTGTGACTTTGCGATTTTAGATTGAAACACTTCTTTATCCATAGGTTTTCTTAGGCCGTTATATTTTGCGATAACAGCTTGTGCAATCCTCTGTGGGATTTTGACTTTCTTTTTATCTAAAAACTCCACTGGGAACTGGCCACGCAAAGAGACAGACTTTCTCAACTGCATCATGATATTCTTATCTGCTGCTTTGATATCGTCATCTGTTGCAGATGTGTCTATATCAGCAGGGTCCACATCTCTGTGTCTTTTTTCTTCAAGTTCAGATTTCTCATCCATCAACGCTTGAATTGTTTTAACATCCAACTTCATAATCTTTGCAATCTCTTTTGCAGACTTACCATCTTTTATGAGTTGGTGAAGTTGAGACATTTTACCCTCATCAATCTCATCTTCCTCTGTCATTGCCTTCTCTAAATCTTTTGCTTGACCAGCGTGAGCGCCACTTGCTTTCTTCAACATCTTGACAACCTTCTTGATGGTTGGCTCATCCTCTTTGTCAAGTTTCTCATCAAGTTCAACTTCTTCTTTATACATATTCAACTCAAATGGTTTTGAACCACCCTTGTTGTATACTTGAACTTGGATAGCACCCTTGTCACCTTTCAGACGATAACTGTTTGTCTTACCCTCTGATGGTTTTTTAGGACCAGATGCAACCTTGTCATCAATCTCTTTGGGGTCAACTGTGATGCCATACATCTTCTTGGCCATTTTGTATGCGTGTTGCATGGCAGTGGAGAAGTCTTTGTGATATAGGTCATACTTTGCTTCATCAAGTTCAACTTCTTCCTCAAACTCCTCTGGGACATATTCAGCGTTGACTTTGGACATGGCAAATTTCATGAGTTTCACAATGTCTGCCTTCTTACCATCTTTCAATAAATTTTCCATAGTCTTTTTATTTTTATCATTAATCTTATCATAAATTTGCATGATGGCAGATGCGGTGAAACTATCCATACCGATAGAGCCGTCTTTCATCTTGAGTGTTTGCTTTGCACCCTTTGCTGCTTTACGCATTTTTTCAAGATTACTCTCATTTAGGGACTGTAACATTTCTTCCCTTGCTTCACGCATTGTTTTTGTATAACTTGTCATGTCCTTATCCCTTCATTAAGTCCGTAACTGATTTACCCTTTTCCCAAAACTTGCATGACCAATATCTCGCTTTGTACTTTGGGCCTGGATTTGTATCGCACTGATGTCTTGCTCGAAAACTTTTTCTGCGAGCTGGGTCATCTCGCTTAATTTCCATATTAGGGTCGCCGAACTCAACCTTTACCACATTGCCCTTATCATTTCTCACATAAACTTTATACTTTTTTGTATCACCCTTTGTAGGATTATTTAGGTCTACAGGTCTTCCATCATACTCTGCTTTTTCAGTAAGCTCGCCCCAACTATTCAACTTTTTCTCTTCTAAACTTTCTCCCCGCACTTGTTTTGCGAGGTCTTTGTCTGCACCACCCCAAGTTCCTTTACTCTTAGTGACAAAAGAGTTCACTCTCGCAAACGCCCACTGCTGAGGTGTGGTGCCTGGCCTGTGTCCTGTTCTCCATGCAGCCATTCCACGGTCATATACCTTTTTCAAGATACCATATGGCATACCAGACTTCTCTGCCTTAGTGACTAACCCTTTAATCTTTTTCTCATTTAGTGTATATGACTCATCCACCTGACTATCAATATAGTCTGCCATGTCATCTATTCTACTGACAGCAGTCGCAACTTTGTTTGTCCACCATGTGGGAAGACTGTCTTCATCACCAAGTTTTTCTAACTCACCTTGCATCTTCTCTAGTGCTTTGTATGCGATTGCAACTTTTGTCTTCATTGACGCAACATCAGTATGACCGTTCTCTGTCAGTATCTCATCTACTCTATCAAGTAGAGCCTCATTCCTTGAAAGAAACGCAGCGATTGCCATATCACGGCGTTTCTTTTTTGACTTACCTCTAAACTGTGGTGCGTCTGACTTATAGAAATCTTTTACATAGTCACCCGCATCAGCATCTTTACCAAGTTTTTCTTTCAAGTCAGTTCTACCAAATCCAAGTTTTGGATCACCTTTTTCTATAGAGTCAATATGCATTTTCATGTAATCATCAATATCATCAGCGAGTCCAATCTCACCAGCTTTCTTCATGATTTGGTTATACATGTTTCGTGCTTTTTCTTTTTGTTCATCCGTTGCCTCACCAGCATCCATGACTTGTTTTTCTAACTTATAGAAATCATCTTGCATACGAGTTAGTTCTTCTGCACCCTCTACATCTGCATTTTTCTTCATCACCTTTTGTGCAGACCCACACATATAGAAAAACTTGGTGGTATAGTTACCAACCGTTATTTCATGCTCTGGTTGTTCACCAAACATCTGCTTAAACTTTTTAGTATGTTTAGATGGTTTTGTTTTTAATTTTTTATCGCCAGGAGCCGGTTCGTATGCTCTTGGATCATCGTCACTCATTTTTGCTTTCTTGTCAAAATGTCTTGCACGAGCTTGTTTTGTAGATTTTGCCAGTTCCTTTCCACCAGCACCTTTCGCAAAATACTTTGCTGGTTCTGTGCCAGGGCTATCTTTTACATCTGGGTCTTGTTTTACTCTACGCAATTTTTCCATTGCAACAACCAGATTTTTAAAACTCTGATTATCTTCAGTTTCATACTCAGCTTTCAACTCTTTTGGTAAAACACCTTTGTCTACGAGTTTGTTGATGTATTGAATCAAACTTCTAGCAGAGATATCATATTCTTTTGCGACAGAAGCGGCCACTGATGCGGGAGTAATTCTTTTACTCTCTGGTTTTGTCATTCTATCAGCAAATTGTTTGACCATTTTCTCATAACCTTTAGGATGAGACATTTGGTCAATTTTTGCTTTTGCTCTTTTAAACCATGCCATTTCGTCAAGTTTAACATCACTCAACCATGCTTTGTGAACTTTACCGTCCTCTGTCATAAATGAGATATAGTTTGTTCCTTTGCGAACAACTTCACCCAACAGGCCATTTGCTTCTACAATATCTCCAACATTCCAAATCTTACCTGTCAGATAGTCATCTCTTATCTCTTCATAAAAATCTAACTCACCCATCATTCGTTCTTCACGCAGACCCATGTTTTTGCGAACATCTCTAAATAGTCTTTCGCCGTCTTTAAATCCAGATGGTAAACCTTGTTTGAAGGATTCATAATCACCTTCAACAGCAGATGCTCTCATTTTAGATGCAGACATTCCCTCTACACCCTCTGCATCAGGGTCACGTTCTCCAGCAGACACAACCTCTATATTATCAAAACCGTAATAACCGTGTCTACCTTTAACTCCATTATATTCATTCAGAAGTCTATCAAACTCAGCAACACGGTCAGAGCCAACGACCATAACAACAGCACGATGACCTTTATTGTGTAAGAATGTTGCAACTTCAAATACATTTCTTGCGCTTGACACTGTGATGTTTTTTGCATACTTACGAAACATCTTTTTCATATACGCAACTTTCAACGCATGTGGTAAAGGATTCTTTTTGGGGTCATTTGAGTGCGAGGGAAACACATACATTGGTGCGCCAGGATTTTTCTTTTGTTCTCTGGCAAGTGCGTCGATTAACTTCTCGTGGCCTGTTGTTGGTGGATTGAAACGCCCAAATGTGAATACGGCGGTATCTCCCCTGACTTCCATTAATTCACTAAATTTTTTCATTACTCTCTCTCGCCTGCGCCTGATTTGAGTTTTGCAATTCTGTCAGCTTCTTTTGCTTTTAATTTCTTTGCAACTTTTTTTGCTATCTTGTCAATCTTTGGACCAAACCTCTGCATGATTATTTGGTCTGCCTTTACTTTTTGTGGCATGGACATATCATTATAGTTTGGATATGCTTTCTTTCTGAAATTCATGAGTGTTTGTTTTTTAGCAACTAAAAGTAGTTTTTGACTACTTCGCACTCTCATCAAACTACGTTTCTTTTTTGCTTGAAATGCTGATGACTTTGCGAGAACTGCCATGCGACGAGCTTGTTTTTTGCGTTGAGCAACATTAACAACTCTTTCATTTAAATCTGAAAAGTCTCTAAACTTATTCATTTGTCCCATGCCTTTATTGCTGTGAAGTTATTAAACGAGAACTCCATACGGTCTACGAGTTTAACAGCTCCACCACTCACTTTATCAATAGCAACATAACCTTCGGGATTGGTCACTTTATAACCATTGGGTGTACGAATAAATGTATCAGTCAATCCCTTTACACTATTTAGTTTTTTAACAATTTGCATTTTTGCGTCAACTAATAGGTTTTGAAAGGTAATAACTTGAACTAAGTTTACGGTATGTCGTTTTACCTCTCTTACATATTCCTTTTGAATATTAAGATACTTGTCTTTACCTTTACTACTTTTTGCTTTGTCAATCTGTTTCTGGATGGTATCATACACCCACTGTTCATAACCCTTTGCATGAGCAGCAGGATTAGTTATCTTTTCTCCAGCCCGCACTTTACTGTTGTTATATGTTTTTAATGATGCACCAGCAAGAACACCTGTCATACTATCTTGCAGTTTCAAAAATGCTCTCAACTTAGGACCGTTGATTTTTTGAAAAGTTCTACCGACTTCTGACAACACTTTTGTCACTTTCTCTGTTTCACTTTCTGTAAATGTGGCCTCTCCTGATACATCTTTATATGTCGCATCGTCCATCCACACAGAAGATACCTTGTTTAGTTTTGATATATCTGCACCAAAAGATGCTTTCATACTCTGTAGTTCATTACCTGTATATGTGGTGTGCCAGACGATACCAACCTTAGAACGCAACATTGTTTTTCCCAAGTCACTGTTCACAGGCACCGCATATACAATCGTGTTTGGTTGGAATGTGATATACTTGACACCATCAATCGTCTGTGGCTCCATGTCATCAGTATACATCAAGTCACCTTGAAGCACACCTTTGATACCTAACTTTGAAAACTCTTTGAGTGCAATCTTAAACTTTGAGTTCAGAGCTCCAGATAGGTCATCGTCTATCTCTGCCTCTGTCTTATATAACTTTGGATTTACATTGAATACTGATTTCTTCGCAACAAAGAAGTCACCTGTCTCTGGTTCAACTCCCGCAAAGATAGCAGGGGCACCGTCCCACTTCACAGTCATGTTGACAGAACTTCTGGAACCACCAGCAAGCATATCTCTCAGTGACCGTAGAAAGTTGATAGCAGCTCGACCACCATCAACACCAAAGTTAAGGATTTCATCCTCTAGATGTTCAAGGTGCAAGTTTTTGCCTGCCTTACTTTCTGTGAGCATATCTTTGAAACTAATCATTTATACTACCATTTAATGTTGTTGTTAAAACCAACCTCTACTTCTAGTCCCATAAATCTTATAAGAGCTTCAAATGACTGACTTACAATTCTTTTAACCTTGCTCCAAAATCTTTTAAAGAAATTAGTTATCTTTTTTCTCATTCTTTTCAAAGTATCTAAAAACCCCTCATTTAACATCTCACCATTTTTGATTTCATCCTCAACAATCATCTTAACTCCAAGACCGACAGCGGACCAAAAAGTATAATAACCAGTTTTACCTTTAGGATTTTCTGGTGTTTTTAACTGTGAAGATGTGCTCTGTGATGCTTTAAATTTTACATCTGGTTTTACTTGTTTTGATATTTTTTTAACATAGTCATCTGACATGCTTGTAGTTTTGTGAATCGTAGCATTACCCTCGTAATCTGTAACTAAAAAGTGGTCTGCTGTCCCATCGCTATCATCAAACTTTACTTTGCCAGTCATTGCTTCAAATGTAAAAGCCTCTGCAAAAGCAGGGTTATTCGTAAAAACCTTTCTTAAATCGTTTTTAAACGCTCTATGAGCATCATCTGCATTTTTCAATATCTCTATCTCTGCAAATTTACCCATTTTTTTTAATTCTGTTTTATTGCCTTTTATACCTAATTTTCTCATGTCAGTGCTAGGTAAAAGATTATTCATATGTTTACCTAACTCTGCAACTGCTTTATCTAATGAGGTTCCAGATGTTTCAGCAGCGACGTAAAAAGTCGCACTTGCTTCATTTACACCACCAGACATTAGTTGTGCATCACCAGTTTTTAAAGATATTTTTCTATCACCGATCTTTAAATCGGTTTTTGGAGTTAGAGTTGAACCCTTAGCACCAGAGGGAAAATACTCATTCCATTTTTTAGATGCTGGATATGAATTTTTTGGAAAGGAACCTTTACCAGTTAGTTTTAAATCACTGATAATCTTTTTACCTATCTCTTCTGAATTAGGTATTAAATTAGATACAAATGGTTCACCGCCAGCCGCAGACACTATGACCTTTTCCATGTCATAAGCAGCTGTGGTATCACCCATAACTAATAGTTTTTTTTCTACTTTTTCTTGAACAGGCTTTAATTGGCGAACATACCCTTGAAGTGACATCAATCTCTCCATTTATAAACATTTATTAATATTTATATAACAAAGAAACTGATGTCTTTCAAGGAATATATTTAACCGTAATGTGATTCTGGTTCAAGTGCGATATAATATTCGATATCAACATTTGTATTTTTAAAGTGACTAATCTTTTTAGAGCTAACTGAAACATCATATGTGCCAGGCATAAGTTTCAAGTTCTCTACTTTGAACCAAAAAGCATAGTCAACATCAGAGTCACTCTGAGCAACATCCATACTAAACGCATTTGCAGTTTGGTTCTTCTTATCTGTAACCTTGAGACTACCATTCTCTAGAACCATATCAGGCGCACCAATGACTGCTGCAGCCTTTGTGATATGAGACAGTTCATCACTGGACAATGTAAATGTAACCTCTGTAGATGGCATCTCAATGTCTTTTGTCACCGTTGTAACAACACTAGGGTCAGAATACCAATACTTCAAAGAGGAAGTCCTGCCTTCATTGCCCATCATCAGATACTCATCTTCAAAGTCTAGTTCTGGACTATCAAACAGTGACATCGCAGCCAAAAACTCATTCAAGTCATAAATGGCAACATCTTTTTCAAAAGTCTCTTCGACCTTCGATTGTGCTACAATATTCTTCATCGCAGACATCGTAACCAGATTGTTGCCTGCACCGATTTTAAGATTCTGATTGATAGACGAATAGTTCTTCAACACAGA